AATTAGGGCCGCTGTCGGGTAGCGTAGAGGATGCGTTTGCGAAATCTTTCCGCCAAATTCCTGATAACACATTAGCATTGGCTAAAATTGTATCGTTTACTAACAAGTCTTATGAGCAAACTAAGTATTTGCAGATTGAGTGGTTATTAACTGACGGTCAGTTCAAAGGCCAACATGTGTTTCAAAAGCTACATGTGTTCGATGCTGACAACAAAAAGCGTCATCGGTTTTTAAATATGCTGATGCTGGTTTATAAAATGTTTCAGTTGACACCTAAATCTAGCGAGCCTCCTACTGATGATGATTTGAAGGCCTTTGTTAATAAATTTGCGGGCATTAAGATTCAGGAAACTGAACCTAACGACAAAGGTCGACAATACAACTGGGTATCAGAAATACATCCAGCTGCTGGGTTTAAGTGTGAGACGGGCGAAAGCGCGGTACATGCCACGCATTATCCTGAGAGTGCGTTGACGCGTAATGCGGCGTCCCGTAGTAATGTGGCTTTGCCTGATTTAACAGATGAGATACCGTTCTGATGAAGCGGTTTCTTCGTAAAATGAGACGACTGATGCAGTGGATTGGTCGTCTTTTTTGGTGATGTATGAGTGATGATGAAGTTAATTTGATATATGAGTATTTGCATGAGAATTATGAATATTGTGATGGGGAATTTTTTCATAGAAAAAAAAATACAAAATTAAATGGATTTTGCGTTCGCGCTGCAAGAATGAGAGCAACCTTATATATAAACGGGAAAAATTATTATATAAGATATTCACAATTAGTCTGGCTATATATGCATAAAGAAATATTTTATTCTTTTGACTATAGGGATAAAAATCCTACAAATAATAAAATAGAAAATTTGATCCCATTAACAATGATTGAGCATTCCTTTGTTAAGCGCAAGCCATCCAAAGGTTTTAGAGAAGAAATTTTAAAAAATGGTACTGTCAAATACTTTGCCGAGGTTTTTATGGGCACTCAATCTTTTGTATTCGGAAGATATGATACAAAAGAAATGGCAATAATTGCCTATACTGAGGCTAAAAACCTGTGGATAAAAGATAAGAAAACGCCGTGTGAAATAAAGAAAATATTAATAGAGCGAGAAATTATTAAAATAAAACCAAAGGTAGAAAAAATAAAAAAAATAAAGAAAGGGTATTCTTTTGATAAAAGAGATGGGAAATATTATTCCTTTCATTATATCAATAACAAAAGAATAGGCCTGGGTTCTTATAAGTCATCTGAAGAAGCCCACGCAGCCTATCTAAAGGCGAAAGAGGAATACAAAAATGGAAGTATATCAACAATGACCGATAAGGTTCTCGAAGACTAATGACTAAATTTCTACGCCCCTATCAACAATCTGCCTTAGATAACCTTTTATCACGTTTAAAACAAACCAAACACCCGTTATTAGTTAATGCAAGTGTTGGTTCAGGCAAGTCACTTATTATTGCAGAGCTACTGCTCATCATGGAGCGTGCCAATATGCGCGCTCTCTGCCTCACATTGAACAGTACGCTCATACAACAAAATCATGATGCCTACCAAAATCAGGGAGGCAACCCAGGAGTTTACTGCGCAGGCCTGAACGCCAAGGACTGTTATCAAAGCGTAGTTTTCGCAAGCCCGCATTCGGTGGTTCAAGGAATAAAAAATAATAAAGACATTGGTAAGCAAGAATTCAAGCTCGTGGTTGTTGACGAATGCCACAATATAAATCCACATAACAATGACACCATGTTTCAAAGAATTTTGAATCATTATGGCCAAATGGCTCAGGAAAAACAATATTCTTATCGCATTGTAGGTCTTACTGGTACGCCATATCGCGGCAAGGGAGACTCTATTGTAGGCCCAAACCAATTATTTAAAGAAGAGGTTTGTAACATCACAACCAGCTGGCTAATATCACAAAACTACCTAGTTAAACCCGAATTCGGTTTGCCGAAAACCGAATCGTTTGATTTTAGCAAATTGCGTGTTAATAATATGGGTCAATACAATGGTCGTGAGCTACAAGCCGTCATTGATAAGAATGAGCGGCTTACTGGCGAAATAATGCGAGAGGTTGTTAGTGTAATCGATGGTGGTAGAAATGGTGCATTTATATTTGCATCTACTATTAAGCATTGTTATGAATGTGCGCGAGCATTGCCTGCGGGGAAATGGGCTATTATCACCGGAGACACACCACATGAAGAACGTAAAAAAATACTTGAAAAAGCACGAAACCGTGATTGTAAGTACCTTATTTCTGTTAATTGTCTCAATGTGGGCGTTGACGTACCTTTATTTGATACAGCAGTTTGGGTAAGACCTACGGAGTCATTGATTTTATATACTCAAGGCATCGGGAGGGTTTTGCGTTTGCACCCCGGAAAAAGCTCCGCTGTCATCTTAGACTATAGCGGGAATTTAGAAAGGCATGGAGACATTGACGATCCAATTATTAATGAGGCATTAAGGCCCAATGAATCAAATGAAAAAGATTATATTATTCCTTGCTACACATGCGGGACGAATAATACTTTGCATGCTAGGCGCTGTATTGGCATTATGGCTGATAAACGATGCGATCACTTCTTTCAATTTAAAGACTGCCACAACTGCGGAATTCCAAACGATATTACATCAAGAGCTTGCAGAAGTTGCGACCAAGAGCTTATTGATCCCAATGCAAAGCTTAGAAAAGTTAGAGAAACATACAGTTTTAACGTCATTAAAGCTGAATACTGGGTTTCCACTATCGGATCGGGATCGTTTCCATCCATCCATGTAAGATATTTTACCCAAGAACGTGAAATATTTGAGTCATTTTTAACAAATTCCGAGAAAGCAAAGAATATAACTTACGCAAAATTCGTTCGCCTGCATGTTCCATCACCAAGTGAATTTTATATGGATTTGCGTAATTTAGAACGTGTTAAATATATGATTAATGAACGAGAGCTTTATACGCCCTATGAAATCGTTTGTACCAAAGATGAGTACGGACGCTATAGTGTAATGAAAAAACTATTCCATCCCGTAGAATGATTTAATCATCAAAATAGCCTCTTCAGATGAGTATGCAACATAAAACCCATACCCTTCTTCAAGCATTTCATTGCCAAACTCTAGTTGGGTCGGCGAAGGCTTGTTCTTACCAACTTTAAGCTCAATCCAAAGCCCATGGCATGTTTTATTGGCTCTTGGTATAAAGACATCGCTTACCCCTTTTAAAACACCCATGCGCTTTAAAATAGCTCCATGTTGAGGCGTGCAGGTTCTTTCATTGGCTATATGGAGGAATGGTAAGTCAGTACACTGAATCACCCATTCACGCAGCTTAATTTGCTCTATTTGCTCTTTGCCCAGCTTCAAGATTCGGCCCTAGCAAGCCAGCCTTTGATAAACACAACAAGACGTGGTTTTTTTGCAACAAGATTGGTATAAAACAATTTTGCTTGCTCTCTAATTGCAGTCAAAAGTTTATCAGGAGGAAGTTTATTAGTGGCTTGCAACGTATACATACCAAAATCACCGTCTACACTAAGGCTTTCCTTTTGTAGCGTGTTAATTGATTTCTGAAGTATCTTATGGGCACGACTTGGGCCGGTATTAACAGACAAATCAAATATTTTTGTAGCTAGTGAAAGGTCTTTTATAGAATTATATCCGTATTTATCCCACCAATATTTTTTATATAGTAGTTTTGCTTCTTCGGCGGTCATGTCTTTAATGTCTTTTGCGTCAACAGAACCATCACCGTTTATGTCATTTTCGATGTCAATTAGATAACGTAGGGAAATGCCGAAGTTTGTAACGCCGCCAGGGTCGTTTTTATTATTTGCGTAGCCGCCTTCATGCCTCATGACAACATTGACAGCATATTGAAAACGATTAGCCTGTTCATGGTCTATGTGGAAGCAAATCATGTTGGCATCCGATAGCGCGGTGCGGAAAAAGGGTGGATCTAGAGCAAAACGCACCGCAATATAAATTTAACATAATAATCCAAGCATGGCCACCCTCGGTGGCCGTCAGCATCGTGCCTAGCTAGGAACTACTTCATCAACTACGTCGAGAATTTCAGCGGCCAAACTATCAGGAGCCACAGCATTAACGTCCTTTGTTAGATTATCTAAAAGTAACTTTAATTCGCCATGTTGGCCCAACAATACATTATGATTGGCAACGCTTTGAACAATGTTTTGTTCTAACAACAAAATTCGATCTTTAACTACATCAAATAAATTACTTAAATCTGTCATATTAATCTCTCAAAAAATTAGGTGGCTCATGTGCTTTAAGCATGAGCCACTTATATTATATAGCAGCTGTATCTAAAATTAAACGACAGCAAGGTTCAGATAATTTAGATTTACAGTAACTGTTGAACCACTACCGCCAGTAAATGCACCTGTAGCATTACTAAAGTACAAGCCCAATCCATTGACTACAGTTGAAGCTGTTACAGTCGTGGCTGCAAAACCGCTCATGCTGTAAACCTGGCTAGCAGCTGCTGTGATTTGCGCTGAAGGAATGGTTGCAGACAAGGCATTAGCACCGGCTCCATTTGCTATAGCACCATACTCTATAATAGCCGCGCCACCGCCGCCAAACACAGTGCTTACTGCTGTTACGATATTAGCAGAAGTAACAATCAACCCTCTACCAGTGCCTGGAGCCGGTACAATTAATTGTGGTATTGCGTAAGCTGCAAGTACTTGAGCCGCTGTTAATGTTACGCTTGCATTGCCAGCGCTAGACATGAGTGACAATGATGCATAATCAGAACTTATGGCAAAATTAGCCCATGCGCCAGTTCCAAATGCATTTTGATACCATACTAAAACAGTATCGCTAGGCAGCCATTCGAATGGACCGTTATTAGCTAGTTGAATATTTGCAGCTTGAGCTGTCAAATAACCTGCTGCTGTAATTTGCGCGTATGTATCTGTTGAGGTCATGCGCACAATGCACGGGGATACCCCGTAATCTCTAACTAAATGTGTAATAGCCATTATTTCTCTCCACGCTGTGTGTAATCAGATTTATTATGAATAACAGTACCATTGCGAACGCCTTTCATCTCTACACCAACGCGTTCTTTGTAATTATCAACTGTTCCTGGCTGTTTGTATAATGGTAAATCTTGACGTTGATCTAAATTAAATTTTTCAGCCGGTCTTCTTAGACCAAAATTGCTTAATATATCCATACTATTTTCCCTTTACTTTATGCAAGACGCTTTGACTTTAGACTTTAACATCTTTGCGTCTTGCTTCGCATCAGACATTTTCTTTGGTTTTTTAATTTCTTTTTTTTGCTTCATTTCTTTGGCCATGTTATTTCCTTTTATTTTTTGATTTACCAGCTACAGATAAAGCAATTGCTACGGCCTGTTTCTGAGGTTTAGTTTTCATTTCTTGTTTAATATTGGCCGAAATACCTTTTTTAGTCTTCCCGGCTTTACCTTTTAATAGCGGCATGATGCTTCCTTAGTTATCGTCTACGTCTAGCCATTATTTTTCTTTAGTTAGTAATCACAGTACAGCCTCGACCAACTAATATTGCTGAGGCAGTTAACCCTGTGGCACTTGGAGCCGAGCTTGTTCCGCCGTCAATCACTATTACTTTTGATGAATAAGCCGTAGTTCCATTGGTGCCATCTAATGCCGCCAAACTAACCAATATGCCATCCACCGAGGCTTGATCGAGCTTCATTCCGGACATTGTGAAATTACCGCCAATTCTTTTTAACGTTGCCCCCAAAGAAAATGTAACTAAATTAACCGCATTAATGGTAAATGTAGTTCCAACGCTGACTAATGCGGGCATTGATAGCGTTGTCAATGATGCAAAAGATGCAGCCAATACGCCTGTTATGGTGGCCAAAGACGTTAATGTTACAGTAGTTGCTGATGCACATACGGGAGAAAATGCTGCCCCACAGGTTGTCAACGCAGGCAAAGACAACGTAGTTAATGACGCAAGTACGGGTGCAAAATTGCCAGTCACTGTGGCTAAACTTGTAGCCGTAAATGATGTTAATACGGCATATGTAGGGGTGAATGTAGTGAATATGGTAGTTAATACGGGAATGTTTAATGTAGTGAGAGACGTACCAGTTCCTCCAAACGACCCGTTGCAAAAAATTAACGCAGGCAAATCTAATGTAATTAGACTATTTAAATTTAATGTTAGTGCCCCGCCGCAATACATAAGATTGGGCATGCTAAATGTTGTAGCCAATGGCAGCGTTATAGATGCTGCGGCACTAAAATATAACAATGAAGGGAAAGATGCGCTTGTTGTGCCTGTCTGTGAATATGTAAACGCAGATAAAAACCCCTGTATATTGCCAAAATTCATAACATCAGGGCCAGCAACAGAAAATGTTTGTTGTTGCGCAACCAATAAAGACGGATAAAATGTATTGAACAAAAGTCCAGATGAATAATTGCACATGATTGATATTGTAGATGGGTCGCCACCAGAATATGACAATCCGATGTTATTTAATGATGGAGCCAATGTTTTCAATGCATATTGTGTATTCCACGCCGCATTTGTTGTAACAGATACAGAAATACATGTGATAACCGCCTGACTACTAGGCGATAAAACCACTATCAAACTTGCATCGGACGCATTAACCGTAACACTACCAGTAGAATTGTTTACAATTAAAAACGCAGTATTTATTGATAAACCAGACGTATTTGGGAAAACAACGGTTTGAGAAAGTACGCCCGTAAAAAATTGAGAATATGTACTGGCTGCCGTCAATGTTGTTGTTCCTCCCGCAGTTGCAGTTGATGTATTTGCAGGAATAACGTTATTAAACGCAGGGGAACTAGTCGTTAATAACGCTTGGTTACTTACACTATTTTGAACAGCCATTATTTTTCCTTAGTTATCGTCTACGTCTAGCATGAATCATTCCATTGCCCGTAAGAGTATTAATTGAATAAGTAGCTATCGCATTCAAATAAACTGTTGTAGCTCCTGAAAGGCTCCATCTTGATATACCTGTGCTTAAATAAGTTGCTTGCCCTGTAACCTCTATACCCGGAGCACTTGCAATTGATGCCAATTGAGCGGTCGTTGGGTCGGCTATCGTTGCCGTAGTAGTATGCAATTGACATGCTATCTGTTGCGAAATAGTCGCGCCATTTACAGTCGTGTAGAATGTACACCATACGTCCCAGTCACCAGCACCTAAAGATAACGTTTGTATTTGCGTTATAGTGCCGGTTGTCATGGCTACGGCTGTAGCATTGGCACTGCTTGATATTTCCCCAACACTTCCAGCGGCAGCATTATCATTTGTCGCTGTGCCGATAACGCCAGATGTTGTATTTGGTGAAAAACTTGGCGCAATAACTTGGCTGGCAAATGTGGCTACTTGATTGGCACCTAATGTCATACCAAGCGTCAATGCACCTGCTGTTGTCGTCGTATATATTTCATATTTAGCTGGCACAATTCCTGTAGATACCGCGCCGCTTACTACAGAACGCGTTATACAAGCATTGTTTGCAAGTGTAGTACCATCATCCGCTAAAAATTCAGTGGCTCCCAACACATCACCATTTTGTACTGCAACCCTTGAAGCCGTTGTTGCGCCCCGACTGCGAACAAAATTCATTAATGGAGGCGTATTAGAGTTTGCATACGTTCCAACATAAACAGCAGAGCCATTTGTTGTGGATGCATTAGATTGAAATCCACCTGGAGTTGAAACGCTTGCTCCTAAATCACCCGCACTAACTGCAATAAACGCAGGCGAGCTAGTAGTCAACAACGCCTGATTACTTATGTTATTTTGAATAGCCATTTAATCAACCCCTTATGCCAGCGTAATCAATGAAGAAACCGCCCAATCAACGGACCATTCGTCAGCAGCAACGTAGGTGAATTGAATTGAGTCCGAACCTAACGCGCTTGTTGCGGTTCCTGCCGCTGTGCTGGATGATGCGCCGAACGTAATAATTTGCCCTGTGTTCGCTTGGATTATCCATGGTGCCGCACTACGGCCTTTGATTTTAATAACGTCACCAATGGTCAAGGTGCCGCTTGATGGGAACGAACCAGTAGTTGCCGCAGCATTATTAAATATATACGTTACGTTTGGATCTAATGCCTGTGTAGTGGTGGCAACAGATTGAGTTACTGGTGTAGTAGTTGTTACTCCTAGCAAGCCCGTTGAGATATCGATGGTCACGTAACTAACTTGGCCTGATGGAAGCTGTGCGTTGCTATAAATACCCTGGATGTAAGCGGCATTCAGCTGTCTTGTTCCTGTGCCTGTTGAGGAACCAATCCGTAATGTATTTTGATCGCCAAGGCCACCAACACTATTAAGACAAATATTATTTGATTCATTTGAGTCATAGCTGCTACCAGACTCGGAACCCATGGCGACATTGTTTTCACCCGTTAATAATAAAATCAATGAATTCTGGCCAAAAGCCTGGTTTGAATTTGCTGTCGTTGCATATTGCATCGCCCCAATACCAAAAGCATTATTGAAACTGCCAAGCGTCAATCCGTTAAGAACACTAGAGCCATGGCCAGAATTTGCACCACCGAGCATCGACAAATTACCTGCTCCATTACCGATAATTGTATTACTATTAACATCAGTTACATTTAATGTGCTCGCACTTCCTGTGTTTGAAAATGACACACTTGAGCCAGAATTAAGAGCCGCAGTGTCGGCAGAAACGGTAAGGGCTGAGCCGCTTATTGTGCCCGTATCGCCGGTCAATGAAATGCCGTTCCCGTCAATAAAATAGACCACATCCCATGACGCGGCAGTTGTACCACTTGTCAAAATACAGGTAACTATGGCCGAGCTTTGTGCCGCCATGACTTGCACAGCATTGCCGCCAGATGAGTTAACGGTAACGTCACCCGATGAATTATTTATAATTCTAAATGCAAAGCCCAAAACTAATGTTGACGCGACAGGAAGTGTTACAGTTTGTGTCGTAGCGCCCGTAAAATATTGTTGATTTGTACTTCCTGCTGTCAAAACAGTTGTGCCAGCGGCCGTGGCTGTTGTTGTATAGCTTGCTACAAAGTTATTGGATTGAAGCGTATATGCGCCTGTTATAACCTGATTGGCTAATGGAGAAAGAACCACAGGCAAAATATCAGCGGTATAATCAGTATCCCAGCTCGCAGCAGATGTTCCAGATGCTAGCACGCAAGTAACAACCAATTGTGTCTGTGGTTGCATGTCCTCAACAAGATTACCGCCAGATGAATTAACCGTAATAGTGCCGGTAGAATTGTTGACTATAGTGAACTGGAACCCCAAAACTAAAGTAGAGGCTACAGGAAGAGTTACTGTCTGGTTAAGCGTGCCGGTAAAATATTGCTGATTAGTGCTGCCAACAGTTAGAACAGTTGTTCCGCCAGCCGTAGCGGTAGTTGCATACCCCGCCACAAAATTATTGGCTTGCAATGTGTATGGGCCCGTTATAACTTGGTTTGCTGACGGTGCCAACAAAACAGCACCAGTAGCAGCTCCAACAGATTGCCAGCTCGCTGGTGCGCCAGCGTTAGCAGTCAATACATATCCCGGGGTAACGCTGTTTGCAAGCCATAACGGAGCAGCAGATGCGTCTGTTAATAATACTGCATTTGCAATGGATGTTGCTGGCAAAGCGCCTGGATACGGGTCAAATCCAGAACCATCGGTAGTGATAGTAAAAAAGTTCCATGTTGTTGCTTCAGTAGAATAACAAAGAAGAATATCTGATGGCGAAAATTCAAAAAATCCATTATTAATTCTGTTAAAATCAGCCATGTGAGCATCAAGATACCCAGGGGCTGTCATGACAGCAACAGAATCATTTGTTGTCATTCTGACAATTGAAGGGCTTACGCCGTAATCTCTTGCAACACTTAAAATGCTCATATTGATTACCTTAAAATAATTAAATGATAACAAGCCCTGCGCTTTGCGGTCCTCCTACGACTATCCATTGTAAGTTGGCAACGCAACATACTAAATTTAAAGAGTCATGACTGTTTGCGGAAGATACCGAGCCACCAACGCCAACGGTAGATGTTGTTTGACCAATAATTACAGATTGCAATGCAAGCTGAGCTATTCGCCAGCCACTAGCACTAATTCCAGCAATTGAAATTTGGTCGCCAACCGATGAGACCAATGGCAATGTTAATACTACGCGTGCTGCATTATTGGTAAAATAACCAAAATTGGTAACCATGGATAATGAAGACGTGGTAACTGTAGCCCATTGCAATAAGTTAGAGCCTGAGGATGTATTTATAAAAGATGCGTTGGTTGTTCCAGTGCCTGGGTTATACAAACCAACAACATTAGAGCCGCTAGCTAGGTTGCCAGCAGCTAGGAATTGACTAAACTTGAGTGTGGCAACCATATTAATACATCCTTATTAACTGGGTATACTACGCACCGAAAATCCCATGTAAGTGGTAGCATTTGGTGATATAAATGATAGCACATCTCCCCCGCGAGCATAACGCCTAAATGGCTTATATTCTACAAAAGGCGCAACTGTAATAGTGTTGCCAGCAGGCACAGCAGGTGTTTGATTCAACCCAACAAATACATCAGTATTAGAATTATATATAAATTCTATTGTATAACGCGTGGTATTATCACCAGGCAACGTATAGGTTAAAACGTTATTCGCTGTTAATGTTAACTGGCCATCTGTGTCACTGAAGGCCAATGTTTTATCGTATGAACTTGTATATCTTAAAACCATGATTGGCTCCAGTTATTGATATCTGATGTATTTGTTAGTTACTAAGCTTGGCTCGTATAGGTTAAACGCAGCTCCAGCAGGTGTATTGGCAGCTATTGTTGGATTTACGTTGCTAGAACCATTGGCGTATATTCTTGACCCACCACCTGCACCCTCAGCACCAGCAGCCAGAGATATTCCGCTGGTTGCTGTATGTGTATGTGATCCAACTTCAGCCGACAGTTGAATATGTGATTCTTCGCCACCAACATTACCTAATTGATTTCCAATGCCTAATGGCGTGGCGGATATAACCACCCCACCAGAACCAATAGTTCCCCTGCGGCGCGTATCTGGCACGTTAAAGGTTGTTGTTTCGTTGCCATTTCCCGCATCGTAGAAATATACTAGTGACGTATTTGTAGCCACATAAGCCGTAGCGATTGATATGGTTATTAGGTTTGCTGCAATTACTGTTATTACTGTTGCCGCAGATATTCCTGTTCCCGTCACTGCTTCACCTACTTTATAGGCAGCGCCACTAGCCACAGTAAATGTGGTGGAGCTTGCCCAAGTAACCGTTTCTTGGAATCTATTTCCTGCTGCAAAAAATCTTAACGACTGACTGCCTGTCACTGAGGCTGGGGATGATATCGTAATGGTATTTGTTGATATCCCAATTATAGTTGTGGACGGTGGTATTCCAGTTCCCTCTACTCCATACCCAATACTATAAATCGAACCATTTGCCACAGTAAATGTGGCAACAGTCGATGTTAATGTTACGGTCTCGGTCTTTGTTAATGTATTAAATAATTGTTGATATGTAACCCTGTTATAGGCTGCATAATCACAAAGTAAATAATGCAGTGGTATGGAAAATCCGAAATAGTCAATTATTGTGCCTACAGGAACAATGGGATAAGCCACGTGGTACTGATGGTCGGTTTGACGTTCTAACGTAATTTGCTCATACAGAACATCTTCGCTTAATACAGCTTGACCCACCAACTGAATGCTAGTGATTCCTATCGTTACATTACCAACCCATGAAACATCAAAATCTGTGTAAGCTACTGACGGAACATCTGGATTAGTTGATGCTGGAATAGCAACAGCGCCACGGTATGTATTCCAACCCGTAGTAATTTGAGGGGTCAAAATATCTTGGGTTGGGGTCGTTCCGCCAGAATAAACAAGGCTCGTCGTAATCGTGGGATTATTAGCATCCGCTTTCATCGTGATACTGGCAGCAACTGCGGCATTTGACCACAAGGCGCCATTATTACTGAATCGTTGGCGTAATGTAACTGTGCTAAACCCGCTATTGGCAATGCTCAATCCATACGATGGATTGGTATCTATTAATTCATTGCCAGCAAATAAAAGCTGCGTCAACGTCAGTGAGCCAGAGCCAGTAGTAACAATTGACCAGCCCGGCGCTATTTCAGTAGTTGACGCTGTGCTTATCACTAAAGGAACAGCAAAGTTTAATGTGGCAAACTGAGGGTTTGTTATTTGATTATCAGTGTTGTTGCTTGAAGTAACTGGCGTCACGCTTTCATTATTTGGGATGTAATTTTCAACAAGATAAATTAAAGCATCAGATTGTGAATTGCCCGCACGCACTTCAAGGCGATATGTTACCGCATCATTCCAGTACATGTTTGATGGCAATGTGCCATTAGCTAAGAACTGGATTGGATTAGACCATGGAATTGTACCATTTTGGTCTTGATAAATATTACTGAATAAATAAGGAAGCTCATTTTGCAGGGTGAATAAATAATAATTATCGTCTAGTTGCAAGCCATTTAAATCGACCATGCTCCACACGGGGTTGTAGGATAACGAAAAACTCATTCACTTAGCTCCTAGCTTTGGATTAGTTATTCTATACCTTTTTTGATAAATAGGCATTGGGTATATCTTTAAATAAATAAAGATGCATGTCTTTTACTGTGAAACTAGGATTGTCTAAATACCATTTTTGTTCTTGAAGCTCTTCGATAGAAAATACCGTTTCTTTACGTTTTAAAGAAAGAGATGTTTTCTTGTATGACACAATGTCGCGGTTGGATGAATTTTGATGACACAATGTCGCGGTTGTTAAATTTATGTCCTGCTTACGAATTGTTCTATTTGTCACGGTTGTAAGAATTTTATTCAATATAGACCCGCGACTAAATCGCCTGTTTTTTCCAAGACCAACCCGCTCAATTAATCGATATTTTTCTAGCGTATCTAAACATCTAAAAATTGTTCTTTTATCAAATCCAGTTAATTCAGCCATTTTTACAGCTGAAAATGGAAATGATTTATCATTTCTAATAAGAAAACCAAGTAATCGTTGTAATACAACTCGTTGAGAAGATGATAAATTTAATCGTTGATAAGATTTTTGATAAACTTGATGATTAAAAGACGTGTCTTTTTTTATGCGCATTTGTTATACTATATCCTGTAATTCACGTTACAACCAGCCGCATATCTCGTCGAAAATTTATGCGGCAATCCCTTAGCTGATCTGCATTATACACAACCTATTGATTAAATTACACAAACAAAAAAGCCCGCATATAGCGAGCCTATGAATATATTTTTTATCAATTAATAATCTTCGTAATAGTTATCAGTATTATCCCAAGAAGAAAATATAAAATGACCAACCCAATAACATAAACAAACCTGACAAATAAAATGAAACATAATACCCCCTTTTTTAAGAAGGCATTATAAGAGCACTGAGTTCAAAAAACAATCATCCTTTTAGTAGCTTATGTAATAAAGATGGGATCTCATATAAAGCACCAAGACCTGTGGCTGTTTTTGCCAATGTTTTTAGAGGAGGATAAACATTTTTTGATAAATATTTATATTGTCGATATTTGTTTTGTCCTGTAGTTAACATTTTAGCAATATCTTTATGCCCTGTATTTTCAAGATGACTTTTAGTTGCTGAAAGAATTTTTTTACGTAATGAGCTATATTCTGGCGCTCTAAGTCGCTCAGCTGCGGAGCCAGACTTGGCGAATGAACCTGCTTCTTTGCCTAATTGAGATTGAAGAGCAAAGATAGATTTATAATCACCTAAGCGAGCACCGGTAATCATATCCTTTACTTCCTCTGTTTTAGGTAATAAATACTTTGCTTGATCAAAAAACTCCTTTTTAAGAGGGATGTCATAAATGCCTCTTTCTTTAATTGCTTGCTCAGCAGCTTTTAATGGTTTTGCTGCAATCTTTGCAGTTAAAGGTATTTTTTCTATTCCTTTAAATAGTAAATTAGTTCCGGGGGTCATGGCGATCCCTTTTGGTATTCCTCTTAACAAGGCATCCCCAGGCTCTTCGCCTTTAACACCGGTAGCTTCTGGATAATTAAATTCTTTAGGCAAAATAGACTCAGGAAGTCGCAGGCCAGGTGATTCTTTAGACCATAGCCCTTTTTTAACTAAATAATCCCTTAAGTTACCGGGAGCGCTTAATGCTTCGTGACCAAGCTCACCAAAACCTGCGCCAACATTTTGTGCGGCTCGCTTAGGATTGGCTAGTAATTGCTTTCCAGCCCCTACGGCCTCGCCTGGAAGATTCATTAACGCTTCAGGAAGATTCAATACGGATGTCAATGCCTTATCTCCAATATCTGAAGCAATTCCTGATATCCCTTTTGATTCATAATCAGATTGTTCTTCATTAACAGATATTGGATTAATATTTTTGTTCAATCCGATTTTATTGTAAAACTCGCCTTTAGGAATAGAACTATAATATTTTGCATGAAGAGCATCGCCAAGCTCTTCATCACTTTTGTTTGCATAGGCAGGATATTGTTCTCTAATTTGTGCCAACGATAACATATTATCCTCCAAACAAACCTAATGGATCATCATTTGGTGAATTTGCTTGTTCACCACTTAGTTCTTTAGAATGCTGCAATGATTGCATAAGCGCCTTTTTCATTGACTCTAATTTAGCCACAGCAACTTGTTGCTGTTCAGCAAACCCTGGCTTTGCAGCTAACGCCACTTTTAATGCCAAAATGTTGCCTTTGCTTGATAATTTTCCTTCGGCTGCCGCAAGACGATCAAGCATTAAATTTTGCCATGTCCCTGCGTTTTTGTTTTTTGTAGTCTTTGCAAATAAATCAGGTGCCACATAATGCCCAAACAAATCTTTATTTTCTTTGGCTATTTTAATTAATTCATCCACGCCATTAATAGAATCCTGAATAACAGGAATGTCTTTTTTAGCAGATAACTTTAATTTTGATTTTTCTTTTTCGTCACCCATTTGAATCTTCATTTTTTCTGTCTGTATTGCCGTCTGCAAATCTGCAGCTCTTTTTTGGTCAGGAGTCTCACTAGCCATAGGAAACGGCTTACCAAAAGCAAGCATATATCTTTGCTGTAATTCTTCAGGCGGCTGATTCGATTGCGGTGAGTTACTATCGTTTAACCCATATTGTTGCGCCTGGTCTTCATGTAATTGTTGCGCTGCTTTATCCGCTGCCTCTTGAGAGTCAAAAACCCCTAAATGCTTTCCACTCTTATGAAATTGATCGACGGCTTCTTTTTCAGTTAATATCCTCCCGTCATCACTAACGCGAGGGATATTTATATGCTTGCCATCTTCAGAAATGCCCATAGTCAATACAGTGCTGGTTCCACCCTGCGGGTTTTTAACCATCGGCCTATTATTTAAATCAATATTCCCTTGTGCAACCATTCCGGGCACTTGCGCTTGCTGCCCACCAACAGGCCGCCCATACATATCAACTTCATGCTCACCACCCTGAACACCAGTATTAGGGTCATTCATCATGGCATTCTGTTCATTAGCTGGCATACCACTTGCGGCTACATTTGGCGCTGCTGGACGAGCTGTATTGCCGCCCATGCTTTGGTTCTGATTGCCACCTTTATTCTGGAACCAATTAGCCAGCTCCTGCATTATTGCGTTTTTCTGGTCAAACGATTGCTGCGCACGATTCTCTTTATTCTGCGCACGGCCTTCTTCTCGTCGCTTAAACCCCATCATCTCGCCATGCTGTCGAACCGCCTCCATTAACTTCTGTCGTTCAAACTGATGTTGTTTAATCTGGTTCATTAAGTCGCCAACGCTTTTAAAGCCTTGGTTAAATGATGCCATCCCGGGAGCTAATTGACTTGGTAGTTGAGGTGCCATTAGTAATAATTCCCCCAGTTATTTTGCTGATTACCAATTTTCTTACCAAACCAATTGCCGACTGCTCCACCCATAGGACCACCAAAAATTCCGCCAGCTAAAGCAGCACCGCCGCCCAGCATATTACCAAGCATATTCCCGCCAGCAGCCGCTTGATTACCTAAATAACCCGCCTGCTGTTGACCAAACTGCCCGGCCGCATTAGCACCCTGTCCAGCCATATTAGCACCTTGGCCATACATGTTTTCACCAAGACCCATGGCGCTCATATACTTCTGCATCATATCATTCATGTAGTTCTGTCTATCACCCTGCATAATATTGCTGGATTGGTTCTGAATGTTATTCAATGCAGCGCTTGACCCCATCAGGCCCATCTGGCTGGCAGCATCCATTCCTGATGATTGAGCTTGCCCCATCATTTGCTGAGCATACGGACTAGTTTCATACCCTTGCGCCCATTCGTTTTGAAGTGCGCCAGGGTCCATCATCTTGTTGTACATATCCATCAACCCATTTCCAGCTTCCTGTCCTTGCTGGATAAATGGTTGGCGCATAGCTTGGCCTTGCTCATAACCTTGTTTGTTGGCTTCAGCGGCTTTGCCGTATGCTTGTCCTGGGTGAAAAAAATCAGTTAACCAACTCATAATAAACTCCTAAGGATAAGCAGTGGTTGTAAATTTAACTAAAGCACCTGATTGCCGGCCAACATATACGTTATTGGTTGTATCATACAATAATATACCATCCGGCAAGCCCGTCAATGCCGCAATTTGCACAGCAGTAAGTTTGGGAACAGATATGCCTTGCGCAGATACATAACTGTTTAATACATTAATATTAGGTTGCAAAATATCAAACGTTGTATTCAATGTATCAGCCAACACAGCCAACCAACTCTTTAATTGAAACGAAAGCTCGTCGCCCTGTAGTGGGCAACCATCAATACGCAATAAGTCTACTGTTGGACTAACAAAGGCGGTCAATTGGCGCCTCCCGAGATGCGTCGTGTATCCTGAACACCTCCAAGGATAACAATGGGCGCGGGACTTACACATATTAATTTGTACACACGATTCCTGGAAGAGCCCAATTGATACCAGCGTGCTCGCCATTGATAAACACCCAACTGGCTAAACTCCAATACATCAGCAGAATGAAAGCTAACACCACCATCATCAGAGAAATAAAGCTCAATGTGAGGATTAAATAATGTGTTATAAATCGTGCTATTTAAATCAGGAACGTTTGTGCCATCTTTAATGATATACGAAACACCATCTTCCGCAACAAGATAAACAGGAACCGCCGCCGTAGATGCCTCAGCAACTAAGAAAACAGTATTAGCGTAAGGCCCATCGGAATAACTTGCAGTGCCAGCTCCCCAAACAAAGTCTATTTGCACATAATCAGTAATAAACTCGCTATAATCAGGCTCAGATATAATTGATGTGACGTTTTCATATCTAAATGGATAAGCTTGGAACCCTGTTGGTGATGCCGAATCTTGCAATTCATTGAAATAGAACTCACCAGACATATTATAAATAGCTGTCTGATTACTGACGATAGTCATATGTGTATTAGCAAAGAATTCATGCTGCTCAGTACGATTGCGCTCGCCATTTAATTCAATACAGCGGTGCCAGCTATCATTATTAAAGTTATATTCTAACGATACGGCCAATGAGCTACGGTCTAATGTATCGTAATTAACATAATCGCCAATATTTGCCCTATAAAACACACTGTCTTCATACTGATATAAGAACCCAGTCGTATCAAGATTCAATAAAAAGTTACCAGATGAAGCATTGGCTAATTGCTGCAAAACAACATTAACGGCCTGTGATGATATTGGCTTTAAATCCTGGCCATTGCTAGACATGAACGTAACAAGCCCATTTCTATTCTGCGCCAGCCATACAACCATACCAAAGTCGACATCCAATGAATCCGAGTCGGCTATTCCGTAATCAAACTCATAGGATGTATTCTTTTTAAAGGGAAATGTCGAGGACGCATCGGCTGTATTAAATACACTTGGCGTATTAGACCAAATGCCTGTCGTATAATCTGTAAATATAAACAATAGATTATGCAGCACCGCCATTTGCCGGATTAAACCAGACTCTTGAGCGAATACAGCAGCTCCATTTATAGTGAATACTAATGCCGGATCATATGTGGCGCCCAAATTAATCTGTGTTAACTGGAATTGCGTGCTATTTCTAGATGAAACAACGAATCTATTGCCAAATGCCTCACAATATAATGGGAATGGCGGCTTCAAAGGGTCGGTAACCTTGCTAAATACACTGGTTTTTTCATTAAATATGAAAACATCATCGCCATCGCAAAACATACAGAATGTTGCTTGCGTATTTGCGGATGGGGTCGCATTCGTCCCCTGTATTGTAGGCAAAAACGCAAAGTTTAAGTCACCATTAACCTGCGTGAAACTTGCATCTGAAATAACACGCTTATTAAAGTTTTGGTCAACGCGATAAATCGTCGCACCCACAACAATATAAACAAAACCTATGGATTTGAATATCTTGCGCGGCTGGTTGCTAAACACAAGTGCATTAGCATTGCCTTTCATCAAATGCTTACGACCCATGACCGGGTATAATGCTTTCTGTTTCTTTCCAGTTGGCGCAGTAACCGCATAATGATTAGCGCAGTCAGCTGGGCTGTATTGGAGAAACCTTTGGCGGTCAAAGGATAGACTTATGGGGAGTTCTTTAATTGCCATTAGGATTCCTTCCAGGAAATATTTTGAATAATAGAACCGATGGTTGACTTGCATACATTGTATTTAATTGCTAGTTGCCGATATGATAGCTCGCCATGCTCTTTTCTAATTTTGTTTGCTAGTTCAAAGCTCATGACGTTGTTCCTTTTATTTCTGTTTTGATCGGCCTTCGTTACCCATCTACAATTCTCTGGAAAATAACCTTGGCTATTATCTATCCTATCAATAGTTAAATTGTCTTCATAGCCATTTGCTAATGCCCATTCACAAAATCTATCTGTATTCTCTTTCCAATCATCGCAAACAAAAATTCCTACTGCGCCATAACAATAATAATGGGAATCTTTAGAGCTATGACATCTTGTTATCATGGCTTTTAAACAATTTCTTAATCTAGGGTGTGATTTAGCATAATTAGAAAGTTTTTTGCCATCCTTTCTATAACTACACCCACAATGATTCCTGTGTTTTAACCCATAATAAACAGTATCATATTCACGCTTACAAATTTTGCATTCAACCCGAGCCCATCGTGTTAATTTGTTTTTTGTATACCCATAATCATGTACAATCTTAAAGCCGTTAATTTCTGTTTGCATGTTTTTATCCTTGAAATAAAAACGTAATATTAACATAATATTAGCGGCATTAAAATACAAACTGATCAAATTCCTGCCTTTACCCGCCAACTTCCGTTCAAAAATGAATCAGTATTGACGTTTATATCCAAATTGGTCGAAGATGAAGCAACCATGTCCTTCTCTAAATCTTGCAACATCTGCTCTAACATAGGGGTCCACGCAGCGGCACGCGATTTGTAAACAGAAATATACTTGGCCAATGCAAACTGCAAAAACATATAATAATAAGAGGGCAGCTCGCCCATATCATCATTTGCAGTGAGCGCAGATAATTGGAACTTTCCATATAAACTCAATTGATACGGCTGACTTGGCCCTGGAAATACCTGAACGCTCGTCAAATTGGTTTGTGGCACAATAATAATGTATCGTGGCAACCCTGTAAGCGTTGCATATTTATAGCTAGAATAGAACTCTGTGCGTGATTCATCAATCAATGGATAGGTTACATTTTGCAATGTTACCCAAGCATTCAGAAGGTTAACCAGTCGCCCCGGCGTAACAATATCAGGCGTAGGCGTATAATCAGGCTCACCAATTGTAATTGTGCCTTGGCCAATGCCTAGCATAAAATCAACTTGCTTAGACACTGTAATCATTAAGCCGTTAGCAGAGTACTGATTCAACAACCTATTTAATATAGCTATACCCTGCGACAAATCATTGCCATGCAACGGCACAGTAGGTGAACCCGCGCTAATAATTTGATAGGAATCGTTTATAAAACTTCTTACGCTTTGTTGAGGTTCTGACATTTACGACCTCTCTTTTGCCGGATGGTCACTACATTATCAGCATTACCAACATGCGGCTCTGCGGCCCAAATGCCTGATGATATTGCCTCACTAAATTCGTCGTAACTATTACATAACTTTTGGCCTTCTGAGTTGTAAACAAACGCTCTAAAGCTTGCGCGGTCTACCCATCGGCTCAAATATAAAACTTGTGCATCTACTTGCATAATCATTACCTAAATAAGTGGGGGCTTTCGCCCCCATTTAATATTAACTCATTACGCAAACTGCGAACTCAGGGTTAATCGCAACACCTGCAATAATATCCAGTCTATCCAACTGTACATAGTTACGGATGTCAGCACCAAGAGTATAAGTCATCGCCATTTTGTACAAGTCAGAGTAAGTTGTTACAGCCTCTACACCACCTTTAAGTTCGGTGATTGGAGGAGCCGCAAATACAATGGCTTGGTTATGGAATGCTAACGACTCGTTATGGTCAAGAGCCAACAACAACTGAGCACCGTTAGGAATCGCGCCGCTAATATTTTGACGGGCACCAGACACAACGATTGATGGGCTAACAGTAATTGTTGCAAGACCACCAGCGCTAGATGCAGCAACTGCTGTAACAACAAACTGAGCTGTTTGTGACAATGGAATGTAACCACCAGATTGACCAGCAGATGCCAATGGATTAACCATAAACACGCCTGCACTAGTAGCAAACTGCACTTTGTCGCCTACGTTAAATGCAATCGCTTGGCTTGCAATCAAACCAGACAATGCAAATGTATTACCAGAGCTAATAGGACCGTTGGTAATAACGCCGCCCAACTTGAATCCGGCAGGAGGAGCACCACCAGCCTGACCAGCACCAGCAACTTGACGAACCAAGAAGTTAGTCTTGAAGAAGTCAAAGCCAGCCAAGTGACCGATAAATCCATCCATCAACGCGCCACGGTTAACAGTCATGTTGAATACAGTGTACAAGTCGTTAGACAAAGCAGCTGATACAGCAGGGCTATTAGCAAAATAACGGTTACCATCTTCTGGAATACCAAGCTCAGTCATGTACGCGTCTGTTTGCAATACAGTGTTGAAGTCGATAGGAACGCCAGCGGTACCAGTTGTTTGATATACAGCAGGCTGGAAGTTCTGAGCGCAAATGAACGACTCTACATTATTAGCAAGACGCTTAGCACGAGGCTTTAACATCATATCTAAGTAGGGTTGGTCTCGAGCACGGTCGAATGTAAGCTCCATACCATTAAACGACACCATAGAATGGAATTGGGTATCGATAGTTAACGGACGAACAACCTGAACCACAGCTTCGTCAACAGCAGTTGCGCCATAGCCACCTAGGAAGCGTTCTTCCAAACGGTAGTTAATAGTTTGACCTGTTGCGTATTTTAAGTTTTTGAAGTCTGCTTCTAAGTTACGGTTTGCCACTTTAGCAAAATTTAGATAATTGATGTAACGAATGAATACTTCATCGAGAATATACTGGGTAGTTTGAAAGGCATTAGCCATTGCTGTCTCCGAGAAACAATTAAACACGCCCAAATGGGCACCGTTATCATTGCTTCGGAGGAAAGCTAGTACGCTCCTGTCTTGGCCGACGGTAAGCCAAATCTCTACGCGTCAGCCAGTATTATGAGCTTGTTTTATTTGTTGGTCAATTACTGCGTCCTACCTCTCATCCTATCTGCCTTACTTTCCTTCTCAGACTGTCTCAACTTATCATCAATAGACCATTTACGCTCAACCTTTTCAGATACATCGCCTCGAGGTGCTTCAATAGGTCTTGGTGCTTGACTCACAGCCGAGCGACTTTTGCGCATGCGCTCTTCAAGCCTGCCTAGCTCAATTGCTTGGCCATAAGGATCTGCAATCTTAGAAATCCTATCCAGCTCTGGCGCTTGTGTTTTAGCAGCAGCATAGATAAATGCAGCGGGGTCATTCATTCCACGAGTAGCAATGACCATTTGTGGCGTCAACGCCTTACCCATGACCACTTGCTCGAAGTCGCTATACTTAGACGCGCCTTGATTGAACTTTACCTCAAAGTTAGCTTGTGTCTCTTGCTCTTGTCGCTTCCAATTATCTTGCTGAACTTTCTGCTCACGCTTAGACAATGTGTTTTCAATAAAGCTTTCTAGCTGTACTTCCCATGAGTCGCTACTATTTGGGTCGTATTCTGGCGCTGCTTGTTGTTGCTGCTGTGGCTGTTGATATTGTGGCGCTGGTTCTTCTGCCCGCTCTTTCAATCGACGTCTAATTGCTTCGTTGATTCGAGCGTCAACTTCAGCTTGCGTATACACCTTTTCTTGCGGCGCAATCTCTGTGCCGTAGTCATCAGTATTAGCCTCAACTGGCTCTGGCTTTGCCTCTGCGGATGTTGGCTCTGGAGTATACTCAGGCTCTGGCGCTTCCGGCTCTGGTTCATACGCTGGCGCATTGTTTAAAGCAATTGGCTCCGGTACTAATCCCGGCTCGCCAATATCCATCAACTTACCATCAATATTCGTTAGACTCATGTTTTGTCCCTTGTTGTTTGTGTGTCGCTGTTAGTAGTTTAACTAAATTATTTGCGTGTGCTATTTGCTCTGCCGATGCTGTGCGCTGCGTCTCCGCCAAGTATCTCAGCTCCATTTCCTGCAATTGTGCCGCTGCTTCCTGCTTCTTGCCTTCCAATTCCTGCCAACGCATTTGGATATCATGGCCTTTTTCTTCTGCATCCATCTGTAATTTCTGCTGCTCCATTTGCAATTGTTGCTGCTTAAGCTCTAGCTCTTTCATCTTAACCATTATCATGGGGTCTGGCGCTTCTTGTTTCGGAGGCACAGGCTGACCAGTTTTACCAGCTTCAATGATTTCAGGCGGAACAATCGTCTTTAATCGATTGCGAAGCTCTAAACTGTTAGCTAATGGCAGATTCTCAACATATAAATCAGCAATTAGATTAAAAAGCTGTGGATTAGCCTGCAATATTAACTGCATGCTATTCAAAGCTTCTTGTTTCTGCCCTTCCCAACTGGGTCCAGGCTGCAATCTGATGGTATATCGACCCTTAGTCATGTCATTTTGTGTCTGGCCACCATACTCATCCATTGATTTGTTAATCGGCACAGCTGTCATGCCTTTTTCTTTCATGTTCAGCATGACGGTGCGCTCAGTATCATAGACTTTTGGTATCATCTCGTTGACTATCTGCCCGCAAACCGCAATAGCTCGATTAAGACTATCAAAAGGCAAATGGGTATTATAATTTCCGCGCTTCGTGCGCGCATCAATCGCCAGTTTCGACGTTTCATTACCTTGCTCTCCCATCATTGTATTGTACATGCCAGTGCAAGTTTGAATATCACGCTCGGCCCGCTCATATTGCTGCACTAATGACATGGACAACTCAGGCGGCTTTAGCTGTTGCGGTATAAATCCCGATGGAACCTCGTCAAACTTCAATCCACCTTGTGTATTAGACGGGTCACGCCATATTTGCGCCGTATCATTTGAACGGGCATTCCCAGCGGCAATAAGAAATTGGTCATAACGTCCAATCTTAACGAGATAAGCGGATTGAGTACCAAGGTAATTAATATAACGTTGCGCATCCTTGGTGTCTTTGAAGAATGGCCGACAAACTTGCGTGCCTTCTTTGTTAAAGAATGAGTTTTGGTCAACAAATATCAACGGCAATTGCTCGCTAGGAAAGTCTTCAGCTTCTAACTCATAGTCGCCAGCAAACATATACTTTTTAACTTTGTATCGTGGTGCAATACGCTTATCTTCAATGGTTACAAGCTGCTCACCATCCAATAGCATCTCATCGTCACCGACCATGATGCGCTCTAGATTCTTAAACTCTTCGCTATCTAATACACGCCCATTGCTGAGCTTGTACATTGTTTCTTTTTCGTAGATGCGTTTAAAGTGCGTAACAATGGTTACTGATTCATCGTCGTTGAATACCGAGCCTTCTTCAATGTTAGAAGGTGGTATGGATTCCTCGACTTTCTTACCGTAAATGCTGCGGAATTTCATTCGTGACATGCGTGTACGAAAGCCCGCATGGCTACCATCAGTTTTACATGGCGATATGGAGCTCACGTCCCAGTAACAGCGAGTTGGAATCTCCATCTTTTTGATGCGTATAACCTGGTCAAATGAGTAGTCATTCTCATACTCAGTGTCAACGTAGAACGCACCGAATCCGCCAGTAATGGCTGACTGGAATGCAGTTTGAAACACTACGTTACTATCTGAGTTGATGGTAATGTCTTTAACTAAAGCTGTGCGCACTTCTGCCGTTTGTTCTGGCACTGATTCATCTGGCTCACATTGCAATGTAGGCGTGTTTTGTCGCTGCTCACCCAACAAATGGTTGGCCATAGGCGCAAGCTTGTTAAACGTTAGCGGGATTTTCTTGTATGTCTCAAATACTCTGGCCTCTTCATCAAGCCATTGGTTGCCGAATACAAACTGCATGTACTCGTTGTATGTATTTTTGTTGTCTTTCCAATAGTTGTCGAATGTTTCAATATAGTGTTGTATTTCTTGCGCCATTTCTGGATTTTTGCGGGCCATATCTTAGTCCTATCAGATGTGATGCAATTAGTCTATCACGTAAACATGTTTCGGTGAGTATCTGGCATGAAGTTGGGGGCAAAGTTTGTGTCGCCCACATGCTTGCCTAGCGAAAAGGTAAGACATAAAGCATCACTTATGTCAGGCGAAGGCATGCCTCGTTTCTTCAAGTCATCTTTAGACTCAATTAACAGCTGGCCATTGCTTCGGTGCTTATATCCTAATCCACACAAGTCTGTTTGCAACTCGTCACTATCTGGAATAGAAACAGGCAGCTCACCCATGAGCCATTCTTTCATTTCTGTCCACAGCTCAGCACGTAAATTAGCGAACCGTTCTTTATCATTAGCTGTTCGTGCCACGTTAATACCTACGACGCAGTGATAACCCATCTCTAGCAATCTATCAACAACACCAGCGCCAATGCCAATGCAGTCGATAAATACTTTTGTAGGCTTCTCCCGATCAATCACAGTCTTGAGCTTGCCTGCCAACTCCATCGTATTGTGATTACGCAGTATCTGGATATCATATGCTACACGACCTTTGCGCTTGATGATTACGCATCGGTCATTGTCGCCAATAGCCGGATCAACACCAATGATAAGTGGCGTTGTATTTGATATATCTACCTTGGCTTTTCTTGCTGCTGTTACATGTTGAGATGGGATAAATGTGTCATCAATAGGGTTCAGAAAAGCGTCATATGCGCAATTTGGATACTCTTGGTTGAATAATCGTACAGCTACATCATGGTCATTTGAGAATTGCCCTATCTTAAACCGACGCCAATATATGTGCTCATGAGTCATGCCATTATCAGCGTACTGATCTAATAACACGCGCTCTTCTTCGCTTAATGATATTTCGTCATGACCTTGATTGTAAAATGCCCGATATTCTGGCTGCCAGTACCAAGGAACAAAGATGGCCTGAAAGTCTGACTTCCCTTGTTCAGCTGCCACCCAAACGCTGTGAAAATAGTTTCCTATACCGTTGGCCGTGGATTCAAGAATTACTTCTGTGCCATTTTGATCGCCAACAGCCTGCATTAATCCTTGCGCGTGCTCAGCAGCATTTGGCTGGAAGGCAACTTCCGAAGAATGAAGCAACTGCACTGTCTGGCTTCGCCCCGTTCCTTTAGCTCCCGCAGTACCAATCGAATAGCCGCTATCAATGGATTCAAACTTTAATTCTTTTTGACTGTCTCTATTAGCTCTGGGCACCAATCCTGGCGGTAGGTTTTCATAGTATCTACGCGTCATATCAAACAAGTTTTTAGTCGCTTGGCTTTCGTGCGTGAGGATGAATGTTTTAATGCCGCGATTAGTAATCGTCTTATGGAAGTAGCGTGCCTGTATCAGCGTAGAGACGCCCTGCTGGCGACCTTTTAGGCAAATGGCTCTAACCTTGCCTGTCTCTTTGAGCTGCGCTTCAAGTCTGCTGTGTATATATAGCTGTGCTCTATTCAGCACAAATGGCAACACATCACCAGACTTCGTGCGAATCTTGAAGAAGTTTTCAGCGAAAAATTGAAAGTCTTGCAATCGCATTAAACCGTCTTGCATCAATAATGACGCGCCGTCTAGGCTCAAAGCGGTGCCTCTTGCAGTCGTCGCAAAAAGATAATCTTCGCCCGCTCAACTTCATCACGCAGTTGGTCATTATTCATCTTCGTAACGCCACCAACATAGCCTAACGCAGTAAGCATCATGATTAAATGCTCACGCAATTGGTTATCCTGAATGATTTCTTTGCTACGAGCCTGAATAGTCATTGCAAAACCTTGGCTTCGAGCCGTTTAATTCGCGCATAGCATTCTTCAACGTGATGCGTTAACTGCCGGAATTGATCTTGTAATGTTAAATGCGATTGCAATATCTCTACCATCTTTTCTTGATCGTTAGTTAAGACTAACGTTGTGTCTGTCGATTCTAGCATACGGAATCCTGTGTTAATTAGCCGCACGATTTGAGCATTATTAAGAGGCTTGGCGGCTTATTTGTCTTTGTTAGCTAACATTGTTAATAACATCTCAACTGCTGTGTTGCCTTCTTTCTCTTTTTGCTGGTCGCTGTAATGCTCGCGGAATCTGTTTTTCATGACGAACTGCCATGGAGAACCAGCGAACTTATCTAAGTCGCCTTTGATTCCAGAGTTACCAAGCCTTTCCCAGTATTGTTGAGACAGTTGCTCACCTTTTCTGGCGGTAGCATAGAAAGGATGGTCTGGATTTTCCTTCCAATTGTAATAAGTCTCACGAGTTATGTCTAAGTCACAGCAAACGCTCGTAATACTTTCACCTTGAGCAAATAGCTCGCGAGCCTTGTCTATCATCCAAGGCTCAAAAACACTTGAGTTATCAGCTTGTGGCGCTCTTGGCACTTTTATCGTCAAAAGCAATACCCCTAATTATTCGCCTTTACCCATAACCTGCACACGCCGTTTTTCACCCTGCATTTTAGCCTGTGGATACTTAGCCTGCACATCAGCTTTAGCATTCCATGCGCCGTATTTAGAGCCTGCATTCATCTCTTTAACAACGTTGGAATATTCACTCGGCATGCAATAAGATTCGTTTTGTACGCTTTTTTCGTCGCTCATTATTATATCTCCAAAGTTTTCAGTAAATGATTTATTAATAATGTAACATTGTCTAAATACGCATTCAATGCCTGTAAATCGTCAATACTTCCGCTATATCTCTCAAATTTCATAATTACCCACAAATACTGTGTATAAATCTGTGCATAAACATCATCACGCTATATAAACATTGTATCACAACTGTTGATAAATTAATGTACGTCTAAGTATTGACATACTGTGTGTGTGTGTTATCATTGACTTATATTAACTAGAGAGCAAATAAAATGAAAATTACTACCGACAATGTTTCTTACTTAGGCGATGGTGTTTACATCCAATTTGACGGGTTTGGCTATGTTTTAAGAGCAAATCATCATGAAGAGCACACATGCTCAGACCAAATTTATTTAGAGCCTAATGTACTGAACAGGCTAAACGATTTTGTTAACAAAATGAAAAGCGATAATTCGCTGTAATTAACAATCACTAACAAGAGAAAAGCCAAAATGAGCGAAACAAAAGAATATTTAAATGACATCTATATTTTGCAAGAACTAAATCAGCAATTAATAAATTTAGATATTGGCATATGGCGCACCCAAATAACGCCTGATTTTTCGAGCTTCAAAGGGAGAGACTGTGTTGATAAAACCAATTTTTATCATATCAATTTTACAAATAATGAATCAGTCATGTTCAATTCACCAAACATTAAAGAATTTATAAACTTAGCAACAGCAATGGTGTATCAATCGGCACTAATCGGCACTAATCGGCATCAAGAGAGCAATTAAAATGGGCTACAAATTACAAATATCAGAATACAAAGGCAAGTGGGCATGGTCAATAGTTGATTATGTAGGCGATTCGATGGCTGAAAGTGGAAATGATTTTGATACTGAGTTTGAGGCGCGTAAAGATGGTCGCGTAGCGTTATCAGATTGGGTGGAGTCTTAGTTATGAGCGAAGCATACGGCGACGAGCCATATCAAGAAGCTGAAGAACGAGAATTATACGAAGAGCGTTGGGAATCACGAGCTGAGGATTGGGAAAATGAGGGTTGATATACAAAAAGCAAAAAATGGAGGCATGAATTCAATTGAAATAATTTTACATTCCGGCCAAACGATGGTGGATATAGTAGAAGATTTAACTCTAGACCAAATCGAAGACCTAGAAACAAACCTAACCGACATTATTAAGCAATTGCAGGATTATAGACTGGGGCAGAATCATGAATAACGAATTTGAATTAATGGAACAGCAAGAAGTATTAGATATGCTTAAGATCAAAAGGTCGTCTTTATACTATTGGATTAACAATGGAACTTTTCCAAAGCCATTAAAACTTGGTTCTCGACAAGCAAGATGGGTTAAAAAGGACATTGTAGAATGGTTTGAGCGCAAATATAGAGAGTCGAAATCATGATTGACTACGAAAATTTGAAAGAAAACATGAATCACTTAGAAATAGAAACTTTAAAAAGCATTGCCAGTCTTGTAAATGATTCAACATGCTGGGATTTGCGCGTAAGGCACAACGGAGAAAATAAAATTTTTCAAGTTGATTTTTTAAAACGTTTATTCCGGGGCATTAAATGATTGACTACGACAAGCTAAAAATCGCACACGAATTAGGCCAATTACTATGTACCCAAACCGGAATGCGTGTAGACATTTCATTAGTATTTATGGATGAAGACGTTCCAGGCTATTTATTTATAGATTACCGGAGCGACAAAACCCATCTTTATGAACAAATAGACGTGCTAATTAATGAACTAACAGAATTAACCCAACCTGAGCCAAAATACAAAGAAGGCGATATTGTTTGGACATATGGCATGACTATTCAAGACTGGAAAATAGATTCAATTTATTACGAACCAGACAGGAATGATTTCAGAGTTAATTTATCACACCCAAATGGCAAAGCCAGCGTCATGCAGTCTCAATTATACCCGACAAGGCAATTTCTAATTGAGGCACAGATTGATTATTGGCAAAACTTGTTAAACGAAGAAAAGCCCACCTCATCATGTTGTTCAGCCCACGCAGGAAGCACTGATGAATGCAAAGATGAATTCCAGCATGAAAAAATTTGCACTGCTATTTGTTGCGGAAAGAGCTGGCAATTTGCAAAGACAGATTGGTCTATAGCCAAGTGCCATTTATGTGGTAAAAATTTTAAAGAAGAATGCCAACACGAAAGCGAAAAGCTATATATGTATTCTGAATATTGCGCTAATCCCCCTGTTTTTGAATGCAAAAAATGCGGAGAATTCTACAGATGATAACAACAAAAGGTAAAAACATGAACGAAATAACAATAAATGGTGACGTGTACATTAAGAAAAATGACGATAGTTTAAAATATGTCATTATTAGAACATATTCAGCCGGGGTATTTGCAGGTTATCTTGAATCAAGGAATGGACAAGAGGTTGTTTTAAAAAATGCAAGGCGTTTATGGTGTTGGTCTGGCGCGGCATCGCTTAGTCAATTAGCAATGGAAGGAACTAAAAATCCAGAAGACTGTAAGTTTCCATGCGAGGTTAGCAAGGTTGAGCTTTTGCAATGTATAGAAATACTAGAGGTAGCCGATGTGGCTAAGAAATCTATTGAAATGGTGCCGGTATGGAAACAATAAATAGCGGCTACGGCTCCGGCTCCGGCTACGGCTACGGCAACGGCAACGGCAACGGCTAAATGTTAATTAAGGAGAATTCTACAGATGAATAACAATCATCTCCCACAATCCATCATTGACCTACTAAAACCTATTGTCGATGCGCAAACAAGGATTAATGAAATAATACTGGAAATGATTCCAGAATATTATGTAAAAGAATCGGAGGAGAGTTCTACAGATGATTGAGTATTTAATTATATCTGTACTGGGCGGAGCTTTCGGGGGATTAATTGTTGTGGCGATATTATATTTATGTGGGTATTACAAATGACACTTTGCTACCGAGATAAAACTTATTGCGCTAGTCCCAGCTGCCAAAACGAATGCGAGCGTAAAATAACAGAACGCGAGCGCATCGAAGCCAAGCGGCTAGAAATGCCTATTATGTGGGCTTATTTTTGTGGTGAGCCTGAGGAGAAGAAAGATGACACTAAAAATTGAATCGGACACTCATGATGAAAAAGAGCGTGACGCAATAAAGGAGTTTATGGAGCATTGCAAGCGTAATCATGGTAACGGCGAGCGGTTATTGAGTGTGCTTTATAAATGCAAGGAGTTGGCACAGATGGTTAAATTAAAATGACAAACAAAATAATTAAATTCCCAGAATCGCTAGACCAAGCTTGGAAGCGCATAGACAGAGAGTATGACTATCGAAAGGCATCAAGAGACTTTGAAACGAAACGGATTCAATGGTTTGCGGCTGGATATTTTACGGGCGCTTTGGTAATGGCTGTTATTTTTATGTGTGTTTATACTTTTTGGAGTAAATGATGAAATACGTGGCGAATCCGGTAATAGTAGATGCATATAAAATTATTGACATTCGGTCGATTGATGGTGATTTACATCTTGATTTAGACAACGGGGTGGTTTTTAAAGTGGAAAATGAAATGCGGGCAAGAATGTATCCGGTTGCTGGCGACTATTTGGTTATTCAAGAGGATGGATATCAATACCTTAACCCTCGTGACGTTTTTGAGCGTAAATATTCACGGGTGGTAAATGATGAATGACTTCACGAAAGAAGAGCTAGAGGATTTACTGTCTTGCTGTTACGGTGGTATGCACGATGACCATCCGGTAGAAGATTACAAATTAAGATTACAAGTAAAACTCCAATCCCTAATCGACAACTATTGCGAGCATGAATACGCTCCGCACAGCGAAGGAGGTCACTATGTTCCAAAATGCATTAAATGCGGCATGAAATTTGGGGATGAAACACAATGAATGACTTCACAAAAGAAAAACACGGAACAACTAACCAACAATTAAAGGAGTATATAAATGCTTGTGTTAACGAGAAAAGAAAATGAGAAAATACTTATCGGGGATGATATTGTCATTACGATGCTTGGTATTAACGGCAAACAAGTCCGTCTTGGCATTGATGCGCCGCTTGACCTATCTGTTCACCGCGAAGAAATCTATAATTGGATCAAGGTTCACGGAAACAAGGTGCAATATGATCCCAAGTAACTCACAGTTTGAACGAGCCAAAATGCTATGTGCTATTTTACGCGGCATTGGCCATGATGTTTCATTCAAAACCAAAGGCAGTTTTGAGAAGCAGCAAGCAACTATCACAGTTATTGTGGATTCAAAGCTGTATCGATTTTCCGATCCAGACTGGGACGTTGTGAACAAACAGTTAAAAACACTAGTCAATGTGAAAGTAGAAAGTTAAAATAGGTTTGTGCATCACTGCAATGTGCACACCTGGGGTCGGATTCTATACGCACGACCCCAGCCTACCTACTACTGGTTGCCGTTATCTTCAATCACGATTTTATCTGCATAATCGCCTTTAGCATTATTGCCGACGACGAATGATACTTTTTGACCTTCGGTTAACGACTTAAACCCTTCCGTCTGGATAGAACGAAAGTGCACAAAATAGTCTTTGCCTTCTGCATGGATAAAACCAAAACCTTTGCCTTCATTGAACCATTTTACATGACCGATCATTTTTTATACACCTTGTTTTAATTAACCACAAATATCACCCAAAAAAAGATTAGCACGCTTTCGCCCCAAATTCATCCTCTGGCCTGCGTAATGCGCCTCCCCCATACCAAGTAGCCATTCTTCGTAATATTGCTTCATAACGCGTTTACGGCGGTCTGGTGAGACCTTTTGCAGTAGGTTTGATATATATCGCATGTCATCGGCTAAAAGATGGATTCCATTGCGTGCGCAGAATGGTTTAAAGGTGTCGTAGAGGAAGTTCATTTATCATCCATGGAAACGCCTGTAATATTTAATTTTAACAGTCTATCTGGTAAAGCTCTAGTACAAACATTAGGGACTTTACAGGCTTTCATTGCAACAAAAACATCTGGTATATAATTGTACATATGATTAAACGTTGCGGAACAATAACGACATTTCCACGTTGTATACCGCAAAATTCTTTTTTCATTTTCGTGAAATTTCTTTTCAGCCCATTTATGGCAATCTCCCCATCCTGATCCGAATATTTCTGATTTAAACTTGCTCATATTTTAACCTTATTTTAAAAAAAGGTGAACATGGTGATCATGTTTCCCCAGACATAGTATATAACACAGTTGCATTGTACAACTGCACAACGTATATGCACATATAGTATCAGTAGTGCGCTAGTTGTTTAATGCAATATTGTTTTATAATACTCTATATAAGAGATGTTCACCTATTATATATATATATAGATAAACCTATACCCAGCAAGGGTTTTAGAGGGTGAACAACTAAAAAAAAAGGTGAACAACTCATTGGGGCAGTTGTTCACCTTAAAAAACAATCTAAATGAAGTTGTTCACCTCAAATTACATATTAGGAATATGATGTTTGAGGAGCAATGGAATTTCAAAAAAAATGCCCTTTTTGGTTCTTTTTGATGCAATATTTAAGTGTCGAAGAATATTGGCGGCATTGTTTCTTTTGTTTTTATCTATAGGCAGTTCTAGTTCTTGAAGAACCTGAGTTACGGTTAAAAATCGTCGGTCTTGCATCTCCCATCTGAATTGTACTTTTATCATTTCTTCAATAGGGTCAATATGCTCATGGTCTTTATTTGATATAGATAATTGGTCTTGTTCTTCTGAGGTTAGTCTGTATGATTCCCCATTATCAAATAATTGCTTTAATTCCGCCCAGAGCTGTTGCATATCAATGGAATGGTTGTAATCAATATGAGTGACTGGAACGGTCCAATATCGTCTATTTCCAGTTTGATCGGCAAGAAAGAATGGTGAATTTACTGAACCATAAAAAATGGTTCGCCTAGGGACTGTCTTTGCAGCTCTACCAAAAGGCGCTCTATACGTATCTTGCGATCGACTAATAAAGTTTTTTAAATCTTCTAGGTCAGATTTTTTAAACGTGCTTTCTATTTCTCCTAGTTCTGCTATCCATATTGATGTCGATGATATTAAATCATCCTTGTTATTTAGATTTACCGACATTCCCTCACGCACTAAAAACCTAAACGCTTCTGGCACTAACTTTAATAGCCAGTACGTTTTACCAATTTTTTGCGGCCCTTGAAAAACTAACGCGCCTTCTGAGGCTATTCCATTAGGTAAATAAATCGCTGCCACACATGACATAAGCCATCTATAAATTAATTTATTAGCCAGCTCTTGTTTATCAGACTTAACTGTCTCTAAAAGTTCATTTATTCTAGATATGCCATCCCATTTTTTACTTTCAATGAACTCAATTGCTGGGTGATACCGATGTTTATCGGCAATAAAATTTAAATGTTGATATAAATCAAATTTAGGCACGCCATTTCTTACACAATGATTGCTAATTTCAACAAAAAAACAGTCTGATTGATTAATCTTGCTATAGGAGCTTCCATTGCAATTAAACTCTAGGCAATTACTCATTAAATTATAACGCACACAAATGTTATAATTATTTAATAAATGAGCAATGTTTTCTGTTGTATTCAGGGGTCTATCTTTTTCTGATAAATCAGGGAATGTAAATGCATCAATTAATTTTGGTTTATAAACGTATTCTTTTGTAGATATTATAAAGTCCAAGGCATCAAGGGCTTCTATTTCGCCTGATTCATCAAACAAGTCAGCAATATCCCACTTAACTACTAAACCAAGTTTTTTTATATCTACAAAATAAACTTTATTTGCTTCATCCCTTAGCCTATCGCGCAGCCAATTCATTGCTTTGTAGCCATTTTCATCATTATCCGGCAATAAATAAACAACTTTATCCTTTAAACAATTCCAATTGGCTTTATCAACTGTTTGGCATCCGCCCATCCATGTAATGGTATTAAAATTAGGAAATAATAAATCGCCAGCTGCTGCTGTTTTTTCTCCTTCTACAATTAAAATCGGTTTGTCAGGGTATAATTTTAATTTGTGTAAATTATAAATTGGACGGGTAGAAAGGCCTGAAAACCCACCTTTTTTCCAAAATCCATCCTGTAATATCCACGGCTTTACAACCTTTTTATCTAATTTTATGTCCCATGTTCGTACTGTATAACACAGTAATTCATTATCAAAAGATCGATATTCCCATACGCCTTCATTTGGTCCAAAATTAGGCGTGTTTTTTTGATTTATAGATACAACTTGTTGTATACTCATGTAGTAAAATTCCTTGTAAAAATGATGAGACAAACTAAGGCCACCTAATCTGTGGCCTTTTTCTTTATATCACGAATTCGCATCATATCTAATGCGATTCTGATACATTCTTGGTAATACACCTCTGGCATGCCTGGGCTATTGGTGCGAAACATCTTTAATAAAAAATCTTGCATAACAAAAATCCCTCTCAATTAAAAGACGATAAATAAACCTTGTACATTCGCAATCATATGGGTAAAATATACGCATAATCTGCTATCCTGTTAGCATGGTTATGTCATCGGGCTACGCCCACGACGCGGCTGGAGCAGCAACTCTAGCCTAGTCGGTCAATCTATATATAAATCAATACCTTGTCAATTGTCGTTATATTTTATGATGTTATGAAGAATTTCTATAATGTCTGAATAGGCTATTATTTCGCCTTGTGATCTACCGCGTTCAAGTGGGGTTAGTTCTCTAAGTTTATTAACAAACGTTTTTTTTAATAATTCGCGATCATCAATAAGGCATGCTTTTAATTGTTCAAATGTTTTTATTTGTTGCATTTAAATGGTCCCTCACATAGCGCCATACGGCTGAATCACAATCCATTCCATCATGATTTTTAGCAATAGCTTTGTTAATATCACGGCATATGACCTCTTTTGACGAGTCAGATAACTCCGCTTTGTGTTTAACTAATATTTCACCTATAACCGCTGTGATATAACTACGGCGGCCTAATGCGTAGCGGAATGCGCAGACCATTAGGTCATTCAGTTCTATCTTATTCATTAATGAGCCTGTTTTTGAGCGCTATAATAGCATTTGCTAATACGCGATAGGCTTGGGCTGGCATGACACAGTTATAACCACGGCCTGCGGGGTTTGATAAGCTGGATTCTAAAATATGAAAGGCTTCGTCTAGTTCAGACCTATTTTTTGCTCGCTTCCATTCTTGAAATTCTTTTAATTCGGCATCATCAATCATTTAATCACCGCGTAGATAAACGGCTTTCTAGCGCGGCTGATGGCGACATAACCGTGGTCCTCTAATTCTCTAATGGCATGCGAAATGCGCTCCATGGCGATACCTAGGATTAACTCCATGTCCTCCAACGTGTGCCCCTCCTGGTATTTTGTTGTCATAAAACTATAAATAAGGCCGATTAGCCTAGGCGTAACGCCTTTTGATTTGATTATCCATTCACTAGCAGCATCTGTAACAGCTTGGTTAGGCATTGTGGGAATTTCCTTATATAATAATCTCGATATCTCAGCTTTTGTCAGCATGTTTGCATTTCTCGTTGTCATTAAACTGCGCTTTCAAAGCTCCCTTTGTTAATGCTTCAATCCGTAGCTGCGTTAATATAGGTACATAGCCTTTTTTTCTCCAATAAACAAAATTTGCGTGCGACATTTTTGTCTGCAATTCAAATTGATACCCGCTGCCGTAAAACTTTATTAAATCATCTAATGTCATGTGTTCCTCCAAAGCCTGATTATACATTATTAAACTTAAGTGTAAAGCTTGACATATGGTGAGTGATTTGCGATACTGGTTTCACGGCATCCGCCGCAGTTAACAACTGAAGGAATGACATGTTAAAAGAAGATGCGATAAAAGATAATGTAACTACGTTGAACCTCGTGAACTATCAAATGGCTGAATTAGCCCGAATTAAAGAAGAGCTAGAGGCGCGTATTTGTGCGCTGCTTGAGCACGGTGACGATGGTAGCAAGACTTATGTTTGTGATAAGTACAAAGTCACTGTAAAGACTGGCTGGAATTATAGTTTAGATAAAGATGAATATGATGTAATGGGGGCGCATTTGCCGCGTCGATTTGACCCTGTTACTAAAAAAGTTAGTTACATATTGGATAAACAGATTATTCGTGATGCCGAGCGGTTCTGTAGCGCTGATGAGTTGGCGTTGTTTCACACGATGGTTAGCCGTAAACCTGCTAAATTACATGTAGCGATTAAGGCGGGGATCTAATGTCGAACTCATTATTAATTATAGGCCCTTCGGGGTCTGGTAAATCAAGCAGTATTTGCAATCTGAACCCTGAGACTACATTTGTTATTTCAATTTTAGACAAGCCGTTGCCGTTTAAAGGCTATCGCAAACATTACAAGCCCATCCTTGGATGGGATGATAAGGAAGGAAATTATTTAGCCACAGATGACTGGCAGCGCATTGTAAAATGCATTCACATGGTTAATAAGAGTCGGCCTGAAATTTCCATGGTTGTGATAGACGATCTGCAGTATATTTTGGCGAACGAGTTCATGAGACGCTCGGCTGAAACGGGTTATTCAAAATATACTGAAATGGCGAACCATTATTGGCAGATAATCAATGCGGCCAATAATAGCAGAAGCGATTTAATATCTGTTTTTATGTCGCATAATGAAGTGGATAGCAACGGATTGTCTAAAATTAAGACTATTGGAAGATTATTAGAGGATAAAATTACCATTGAAGGTATGTTTACAACAGTTTTACAGAGCGTTTGTAATGAGAATGGTTATTTCTTTATGACGCAAAATGAAGGGATTTCTACTGCAAAAAGCCCTCGTGGAATGTTCCAAGAAAAACTTATTGAAAACGATTTGGTAACAGTTATAGATAACATGAAATCTTACTTTAACGATGAGGATATAGAATGACATCATTTTGGACGTCTNAATTAGGGCCGCTGTCGGGTAGCGTAGAGGATGCGTTTGCGAAATCTTTCCGCCAAATTCCTGATAACACATTAGCATTGGCTAAAATTGTATCGTTTACT